TTTCCTCAGTGTATTTACTACTTTATCATCTGGTATTGGGTTGTAACCGAGTTCTAAGGCCTTAGCTCTAGCAATATTACTTAATTTATTATCAACAATTTTATTTGCCAAATCAATCCTATCACTTTTTTTAGGATCATGCCACTCTTTTGACCAGACATTCTGTCTTCTATTTTTGTCTGGAACATAGTCCACAGTACACCTGCAATACCTATGTCTTCTAAAAACATCATTGCCAGTGTCTTTTACCGATTCATAATCATAGACACCCGCCTTATCCTTGCACCATTCGCAACATCCACCTAATTCTTTTCTAACTATCTTAGGTTTAAAGCCTAATTTGTAGTGGAAGTCAGCATTTTTCTTTATAGTGCTATCTACAATCGACATGGCGAAATTTATCATAGGTTCATCTAGCAGCCATTTACCATCATTATATGAATCATAGCCGCTTACTTTTTCTACTATCTTATCAATCCTATCTTGGTTTATATCAGCCTTTAAAGCAGCAATTGATATACCAGCTTCTTGGTTTAATAAAGCCTGTACATCTCTTGAATAATCTCCTACCATGTCATAAGTCATACGCATATTAGGGTCTATTATTCTCTTAGCAATGTTATAGTACATCTTCCCATCTGGTAGGTCTTCGGTCTTTATTTTATCTTTAAAAGTATCAGCAAGTATTTGTCCAAGTTCCTCAGCAAATTCATTAGCATCCTTATAGCTTGCTTTCTTATTTTTTAAAGCAAGTAATTTTTTTTGAAGTATCCTTGATTCTTTACTCTTACTAAAAAATGCTTTTTTGATTTCATCTAAAAGTTCTGGGACTATATCTTTTATCTTATCATTCATCCTTGACCTCTACCCTTGGGGCTTCCTTGCTTGCATCAAAACCAGTAAGGTCTGAAAGGTTGTCTTTCCCCAAGAAACCAGGTATTGCCTGATTGATTTTAATAGAGGCATCTCCTATTCCAGATAAGGCTGCCACATCAGGTTCAAAGACAGGATACCAGCTTAGTTTTGTCTTATAGAACTGATTTCTCCTATAAGGGAAAGAATCCTCAAGGCACCTTGCCACATATCCCACATTTAGAAAACCTGTTCCAAAGCACCTCTGTGCTTTTCTTGCAGTGATTCTCAAGGTCTCATGACTAGCCTTAATAGCTTCAGCTGATGATGGATTGTCAGTTACAAATCCCAAGTCATCTAAGGTAAGGCCTGTCTCACCTGCAAAGCCAGATGCGAGAGTTCTTAATTGCTCTGTAAATGGTGACATAGACTGTTGTTGGAATTGTCCAAGCTTAGGAATACCTCCCTCATCATCCTTAGTAATCTCTAATATACTTGCTATAGTTGCCTTAAGATTATCCATAGGCTCCTTATCTTGGCTGGTTCCTACAATATATTTTTGAGGAAAAGAATAAAACTCCGCCGAAATATCAGCCCTTTCCAAAGTTCTCTTTGCGTGGGCTTGGTAATACATAGCCGCCCTTGATATCCTAGACCTGCCAAAAGGTCTAACTGCATCAGGTCTGTAAATAATAGGTACTAGCAAAGCCCTTCCTGTTGGATTATCAATCCTGTATGAAAACTTACCATCCATATAGTAATCAGTAAAATGTGGACTAAAATACGCTTCCGACTTTGCCTTATTATAGTCGTCTCGATCTAAAACTGCATATCCTTCAGTCAATAGTCCAGTAATAGGATCTATAATACCAGTAGCATTGCTAGCTTCGATTACTTGAAGCCTAGCTTCCCCTGTTTCAGCCTTACTTATATATACAAAACAACAAGAACCAATCAAAGCTGACAAAATCGCAGAATCAAAAAAAATATCTGGATTATTCAAATTAAATATTTCTCCAATGCCGAAATCATCATCAACAAACCCCTTAAAAACAAGCCTATCAGCGAGGGTATCAACCGACTTAGTACACCAGCCAATAACCGCCCTATACATAGACCTAATCTCTTGAGGAATTACAATTCCCACATCTCTATCCTGCTTTTTTTCATCATAATGATCATATCTTAAATTAACTCTTAAAGCGTACTTATCAAGCTTTCTACGCAAATAATCTAGTCCATACTCCATAATATCCTATAAAACCCTCTCCTTTTTCAAAAAAACAAAACATCTCACGAAAAAAAATGTACAGTAGACGGCGGAACTCCGTTCGCACCCATAGGGAGGGAGGTATGCCCCCACCTACTATTTTTTATACTTAGTCCAGTCTGTAGACCAAGGCAAGTTTCTATTGCCTATAACCTTAGGCTCCGTGTTTTCTTTATTTTTAAATAACTTATCTGACTTTGCTCTATTACAAGCCCAATGAGCTAGCTGTAAGTTCTCTATATCTGATGGATGACCACCTTTACTAACTGGTACAATATGGTCAATACATGCAGACATTGGGTCTGGAGACTTCAAAGTTAAATCAACTGGTCTACCACATATACCACAAGTATTCTGTGTCTTTAATATTATCTTTTTATTACGCTCAAACTGTGCCCTATGAGGTCCAGTCCTATCGGGTCTTTGCATACTATCACCTCTTTAAATTCTTGACCAAGGCCACCAATCAATTAATGGCCACAATTGTAAAGTTAGTTACTAATATAATAAGGAGTGGTAGCCTTGGTCAAACACTCAAATCAAAAAAAGAGACTGCAAAGCAATCCCCTTTAAGAATCATATTTACTTGTAATATTCTCTAGACCATCTTATTATATATAATACCACACTTTATAATTAAAATAGTCCACTATTTTTCCGATAATATCAAAGCTAAGAATCTCCAAATAATCTTCGCGAAATATGTTCAAGCCCAGCTCTAGCAATATTATACAACTGGCTCTTTTCATAATGGTACTTATCTTTAAGTTTCTTTACCTTGTCCCAACTTTGCTTTTTCCCATAAATAGATAAAGTAATATCAATTTCTTCTTCAGATAATCCTATAAGACCATAATCAACACTATCAACAATATCCTTATTCTTTTCAATATTCTTCTCAAGCATCTCTATCTTAGCATTTAAATTAATAATCTTATCCTCTTGACTAGAACCACTACCAAAACAAGGCTTAAGGCCATAACTGGCAATCATCTTGCTTTCCTTCTTAGACTTTAACTCCTCAACTTGACTTGTGGCATGGTCAATAAAATCCTTGGCATATACATACTTCTTAAGCTTTTCCTTAACCAAATTCATATAAAAATCTTGCATGCTTAATAAAATCTCCTAGAATTCAATTCCTTAATAATAGCCCTAAGAATCCTAAGCCTAGGAACTTGACAAGGACTATCAACCTCATCATTGCAAATCCTCTCCTCCCAAAGCTCCTTCTGCTCCTTAAGCTCCTTCACTGACATAGACTTAAGCCTAACGATCACATCATCTACCACTAGAGCCAAATCCACTACTTCCTCTCTCTGTATCATTGCTAATCTCCTCCACCTTTTCTAAAGAAACCTTCTTCTCATCAAAGAAAACCAACTGGCCAATCCTATCTCCTTCATGAACCTTGTAAGGCTTATCTCCTAAATTAGTGAGATTCACTCCAATCTCTCCCCTGTATGAACTATCTACTAGCCCCAAATGACAAAGAATACCCTTACTAGATAAACCGCTCCTAGGCACAACCAAAGCTCCAGTTCCTTCGTCAAATTCAATATGCAAACCAGTAGGAAAAGTAACAGTCTGACCTTTATTTAAAAACCTATCCTTAGTAGACCTAATATCCCAACCCTGATCTCCATCCTTCTTAACTAACTCATATGGTGCCTTATATCTCATACCTTATCCTCCCTAACAATCTCCTTCTCTGTTGCCTATTCATCCTCAATATCCTTAATCCCAATAAACTCGTAGCCGTACATCTCTAGAATAACATCACCTAGACACTTCCTATAACAAAGCACATTAAAATACTCGTCTCTCAAATCGCAAGTCATCTCATCCAAAAACAAATCCCTAACATAATCAATATGATAAAAATTATTATCATCCCTAGCCTTATCCTTCATACCATACATATAAACTCTCATATACTACTCCTTATTGGTCAACTTGTCATACCTTGCTGAAATCTCCTCAAACTCTTCTTGCACTCTGTTTCTTTCCACGGAAAGCTTTATTCTTTCAGCTCCTTCTGCATTTTCAATATTTCTTTTCAAATCCTCAATATAAGATGATAGTAATTTTTTTGCATAGTAGTATGCAATTCTATCTAATTCAAACTTCTTCATTCTTCCACCACCTCTGCCTTAAAGTCATGAATTTTAGTATAATCTTCAAACTCTAATACATCTCTGATTTCTTTCTCCAATCTCTTTATATAATCTCTGTCAACTTCATCTCTTTTATCCCTATATGCTTTTATCTCCTCTTCAGATAATTCCCAATCCTTTATTTGCTTTTCAATGTCTTCAATAATGTAAAATTCTACTTTAGTCTTCATACTTACACCTCTAGCTTCCTAAACCTGTACCTACTATCCAAAAACAAAATCCCATGCCTAAAAGGCACCTCATACTCTCTCAAATCATCAGCCGAAACACTCTTCTTGCCCCATATAGCTTCCATATCTGACCAAACCTTCCATGGCACATAAAAATACCTATCTCTAATGCCACAACAAACACCGACCAGACCTCCAAGCTCAAGCTTCCTATCAAGCACCTCTGCCTGTCTCTTAGTAATAACCGACTGTAGGATTCTATCCTTGCTCGTATACTTACACTCAAAACATATGGATCTCCCACCTCTGATTGTTCCCTCAAAATCTGGATTAGCCTTCCTGGTAAACCTTCCCTCAAATCTCCCATCCTTCAAAAGTCTAACCACACGAAAAGGCTCATCAACCTTGCTAATATCAGCAATCCCCTTTTCCCTATAAAAATCACAGCCCATGGCCACGAACTTCTCAAAATTCTTACCAAAACCATTAGACTGCCTGTTCCTATACCTCTGAGCTTGCTTAGCTTTATTAAGCTCGTAAGTACTAATCATAATCATCTCCAAACATAGACAATTGATCCTCATCAATCCTTTTAAGTCTCAAAGCATTATCGTCAATATCAACCATATAATTATCAGTAGGCACACTTGCATCATTAGAAAAAGACTGCTTTAAACTTGACTTAATAGCATACTTAATAATAGGTCTCTTATACCTCCTAATCTCAAAATCATCTCCTGCCTTTGGAATATTAACCTCTTCAACCTCATAAGAAAAATTAATCCTGATATTCACCTCTCCCGAAGCAAAATCACCCTTGGCAACCTTAACCATAACAGTGTTCATATGACTATCACTAGCCAAAATCAAATCCTCAAACAAATCTGCATTTGTCAAACTTAACCTTTCCATACTTCCTCCCATATTTTTGTATATTTATAATATCATTTTTCCCTAATTTTAACCCTGTGGATAAGTCTATCTAGCCTACAACTTTTCAATACTTTTGCCCTTGTGGATAACTGACTTTTCCACAAAAATTAATTTTGAATAAAATTAGCAGAAATTTGACCTTATTTTACTATTGTGGATAAGTCTATCTAGCCTACAACTTTTCAACATTTTCCGCTTGTGGATAACTACTTATACATATTTATAATTATTCTTTAATCTTTAGATTGTGGATAAGTCAAATAAAATCGACCATTTCAACAATCATAGCCTTAACTTTCTTCTAAGCTTTAAATATATTGACCAACCTGTGAAATCATTATAAACTGCCTCTATCCCATTATCCTTATCTGCAACAGTATAACCTGGATATATCTTCTCCCACCTATCAATCACATATGGATCTAGGGCATATTGTAAAAGTTTCTTGTTAGAATACTTATAGTCATTGGTCCTCTCATAAGGTCTCTCTAAATTTTGACTACAAGACCATCTCCTTTTATAAGTAGTGTGCCTTGCTAGATAATTGGCCAAGCCTAAAATCCCTGTATTAACATCTTCTTGGATTCTCTTAGAATTTGCATAGCCGATAGAATCTCCTACCTTCTCTCCCTTATTCTTCTTTCTCCTCCATAGGCTTTCTAATGTATCCCTATCAAGCCCACAAGAAATCAAAAAATGATGGTGGTATCTCACAGGCTCATCATCTCCCTTTTTCTCTCTCATAGAAGTAATCACTATATACCTAAGCTCTTCCTCAATACCTAAAGCCTTCATCTTATCCCTTATCCTTCGTATGTAGTTTCTTACCTCCCTTTGTGAATCATCATAACTCTTAGGTAGGTATATATCCTTGTAGGTAGTAGTTAGAAAAATATCCCCTTCTCCAAAATTAGTCTCAGCCAACTGGATAAACTTTCTCCTGGCATTCTTGCTATTCATATTTTCTTGCTTAGGCAGAGAAACCTTCTTTTTCTTGCTCCTCTTACCTTTCCTATACTCAAGCTGGTCTTCTGTAAGAGAATATAGATCTACCTCCATATAATTCTCTCCACAAACAATCTTCTTTTCCCTAACAAACCTTCTCATAACACACCCTTTTTTTATACCGTCCAAAAGATAATACCTATTACAAGCCCGATAAGGGAGCGTGTAACTCCCTTTGATTTTAGGCTTATTTTGTTGCAATTAACCTATTTGTGTGTATAATATAAATGTAACACACTGAGAATGAGTGCTCTAACAGCTCATTCTCTTTTTTCATTCCTCTTCTTGATCGCCAACAAAACTTTCATCATCAAACTCTTCCATCCTTCTATCAAAATCAGCATTTTCCTTTTCTATAGTTTCATAATCTAACTCCGGAAAACCTGCTTCCTCATCCTTCTTGTTCTTCTCTATCATCTCAATAACTTTCTTATCATCAACCTTATCTGCCAAAGCCCTAATCTCTTCATCTAACTTAATAGCTTCTCTCATAAGCTTGTTATATCCATCCTTAGCCTTATCAACATTCTCATAAATAAAACATGACTTAATACTCTGTAGAACTTCAATAAGCTCATTAACCCTTAACAAAGCCTTACTAGAATCAATACTTAATATCTCTTCTTCGCAAGTTTCAATATCATCAAGGCTAACAATACTTACACAATTCCTAGATTCGTCCAATACCTCTACAGTAGCATACAAAGAATCATGGTCCCTTCTCCAAATAAGACCTGTGATCTTTCTCTTAACCTGGTCCTTATAATAAACAGGGCTCTCTGACTTCAAAAGCTCCATAGCTTCCTTATAACTAATCATCTATCAAACACTCCAAACAAACATATAATAAAAAGTGCTAGCTTTCCGAAAACTCTTTGAACATCAGTCCTTCCAGTCATTGACAAAACAAGCATCAAAAATGCCATTGAAGACCAAAAAATCTGTTCCTTCCTTTTTGCCTTCTCATCCAAAAGCACATATCTTGGAATACCTAAATCCTTAAACAACCTATACTTCTCACTTCTTTTCATATTCTCAATCATAACTAAATCTCCTTTACACTAATACAATCTAAATATTTGCTTAACTCTCTACTATTTCGTAACTCACTTAACTTCAAACACCCAACATAATAGCGGTGCTTCCTCGAACTAACAAACAAATAAAACTCGCCATCACCACCATCTTCCAAATCCAAATCCTCATCAAACTCCCTAATAAACTCTTTAACTGGGCCTAACTTCATAATCTCCTCCTTTAACTTCTCAAATTGTCCAAATAAGCCCTAACATCATCACCAGCATAAAGCTTGGACTTCTCAGAAAGCTGAATTGTCTTCAAACCATTCTGTTCCCACTTGATAAACTGTCTCTTATCCTTAAAACCAAAATAAGAACACATATCATCCGGAGTCATATACTCCTTAATAACAGTCAATCTATCACTAGAACCAGCCATTAAGCTATCATCTATCACCTTCTGCATCTCATTAATAGCCTTTTCCATACACAACCTCCTTCAAAATCATTGACTAGATTTCTCTCTGTCTATCCCAGTTTCTACAAATATCTCCAACTGATTAATCTCTTCTATAAGCCTTTCAGAGTCTTTAAGGATACTTTTCATACTCTCATAATTATAACCAAGCATATAAATCTTCCTATTAAGCTCATCCAAACCATTGACCTTCATCTTAATTTTTAAATACTTTAAATTTTCCATAATATCTCCTAATATTTAGCCTTCATAAAGTTCCCACCAATTAATATCAAAATATTCACCTAGTATTTTAGCCTTATCAACCGGCAATACTCTAATTCCTCTCTCATAATTACCTATAGCTCTATCATTAACCCCTATAATTTTGCCCATCTCTTTCTGACTTAATTTATGCTTATTTCTCAATTCTTTTAGTTTTTCCATACTATATATAGTGCCTCCTCTTTTTATAACCACAACATGTGGTATAATATTTAAAATATAGAAAGGAGGTATAACATGGATAAAAAAACTAATGACTTATTCTCAACGACAAATATACAAACACAAATATTTGAAGTAATCAAAGTTGCTATTGAAAATGAATACATCCATAAAGGATCTAGCCCAACTGAAACAGCTCAAAATATATCAGAATTTGCTAGAACCTTAAAAAGAGAATTAACAAATCCTACAGACATTCAGGATTAGTTATAACTACAGAAGAAAGAGTACAAGTAACGTTGTGCTCTTTTTCTAACTCTTCAATAAGCTCTAATTCCTTAATCAATATCTCTACACTAGGCACTGTTAATGTATCTATATAAATTTTCTTAATCTCCATAATCTCCTCCTTTCTTATTACTTATTAGTGTTTTTTATTTAATAACATTTAGCATTTTTAAAATAACATCTCCTCTATAATCGTGTATAGTGAAAATAAAAAGGAGACATTTACTAATGAAACAACCAAACTTATCGCTAGATGATTACCAGATTAAAATAATCAATCATGGCCTAGCACTACTACCTGACTTACAAGATGCACTACCAGATACACCCAATAATAGAAAACTATTCTCTAAATCTCATCTAGTGCCTGACTTGATACATCAACTTGGAACTCATAAGGCTAATAATCTTACTAAAGACCAAACCGAATTGATTGCACTATCAATATTAGGTCTCCACCTAATAGCTACAGGCAAAATCTTTATCGACCAAGAATCAAAAGACTTTGCTACAGCTAACTTCTTCAAAATAAATCATCTTCACCAATTCTTTTTGAACCTCTAACTCAAAAGTCGGTTCATAATTACCACTAAAAGGCATCTTCAATAAACGCAAGATGTCTTTTAATGTGTCAATAGGCTTTGCCTTCTTATCCTTATAACTAATTCTCATAAAGACATCTTTTTCCTTAAACTTTTTATTAGCTAATTTTATAAAGCTATCTCTGGCATCTTTTTTATCTCCCATAATCTCCTCCTTCCTTATTCCTTAACAAATAACATTAATTTATAATCTCCTCCACAATCTCGTATAATAGAACCAAGAAAGGAGGTACAAATGTTAGAAATTATTCAATCAACAACCGCTATCATAGCCATAATAATCGCAATATGCACACTAAGACAAAGTGCAAAACAAATTGAGCAAAGTACCAGACCATATATAAGCATATATGCACGTAATATAAATATGGGAACTCCATATAAAATCTTAGTAATAAAAAATAACGGAAACAGTTCAGCTAAGATTAATTACCTAAAATCTGATTACAATCTAGAAGAGCTTTCATACGTGCCAGGTATGAAGCCATTTTCTAGAATATCCGAAAGTTCATTTGCACCCAACCAAAGTCAAAAATGTTACATCTTGCCACCAAAATCAAAAGATATAACTATAAACTTTGAAATCTCTTACAAATCAACATCAAATAAAACATATACTGAGCATACAAGTATAAGATTAGATGCTGAAAAAGAAAACACATATACACGTTATAACAGTAAAAACAACGATATGAAATATCTAATCTGTTCCATCCAACAATTAGCTGAAGATAACCTATAACTCGGAAAAAGGTCTATACTCTAGCCTATTAAGAACTTCCTCAAGACAATACTTATAGCTCTTTAAAAAGCGTTTGTTTTCTGGAAGTTCTTTCAATACTTTAAAAATATTATTAATACATTCTTCATAGTCTTTTTCTTCTAATCTTTTATAATCACCAGCATAAATTAAATCTCCCATAATCTCCTCCTCTCTATATTCATCAGTTATAATTCCAATCTCCCAATTAACATGTATAATCAAATTAAAAAGGAGAAAACCATGCAACTTACAAAAATGCACTTAACATTCAAATCTAATCAACATGAAGTTCCAGTACCTCTAATCTGCCCTTACTGTGGTAAAGCTGTGGAACTATCTGAGAAATCTTCAACATCTATATTCTATAATGATAAAAAAGAATTGTTCTTAAAAACTCTTTACCTTAAATGCTGTAATAAGAACCTTGCAGCCCTATACACTTACGAAAGTGACGGATATCATTTTAAAATTGATTTAATATTTACTTATCCATCAACCTCTGATGTCCACCTACCAGAATCCCTCCAAGAAATTTCTCCTGACTTCGTAAAACTATATAAAGACTCAACCTTTGCCTACGAAAACAATTTAAACTCTTTAGCAGCCATGGGCTTTAGAAAATCTCTTGAAGTCCTAATAAAAGACTATGCAATCAACGTTCTAAAAAAGCCTAAAGAAGAAGTAATCAAGAAAAAGCTCATAAATGCAATAAGTGACTACATGCCAATGCAAGAACTCATAAAAACAGCAGATGTTGTAAGAATTCTAGGCAACGACCACACCCACTACTATCAAAAATATAGTCAGTATGATATAGAAGTACTCATCAAATACCTGGACATCTTCATACAACTTATAGAAACTAAGTATCTGATAGATCACCCACCTGTCTCTCGTTAAACTCAGTCTCTATGCTCATGGAGTTAATCTCTTCAATAAGAGTCTTAGCCTCCGTGAGCTTTTTATTAATCTCATTAAGCTTATCCAAATACTCCTCCACCCCATAAACTTTTAAGCAATATTCATCATTCTTAAAAACTGCCATAACCTCCTCCTTCCTTATTCCTTCACAAACTACATTAATTTATAATCCCCTCCACAATCTCGTATAATAAAACCAAGAAAGGAGGTGGAAATATGTCTGAAAACAACCATGATAATACAACCGAATATCTAACAAGGCTTATGTTAGAATCTAAAAACTTATCAAATGAAACTCCAGAATCATTAGTAAAACTTTATAAAGAGACTTACAGCCAAATCAAAAAATCTCTAAAATCTTATAATGATGTCAACAAAGATAATCAAAAAATAAGATACTAACAATTCCAATCAATGATAATTTTCTTAGGCTTGCAATGAATGTTGTAAGCCTTAGAAAGAATCCTAAACGCCCTAAGAGTTTCGCTAAACTCTTGCATATTTCCAACAACAACCTTATCTATCATCAAATCTTGCCCATATGATTCATCTGAAAAATCTATTCCCTTAAAAATCTCATCTTGAAAGTCGCCTAAATCCATCCTATTTTCTGGGATAAGCTTTTTCTGTAAATTAATTAATACTTGCTTAGCCTCCTCAACTTTAAGTCGATTTAAGCTTACAATAGCTAATTCTAAAATCTCTGCTATTTTTTCACTGTCATAAATTTCTTTATTCTCTCCCATAATCTCCTCCTTCCTTATTGCTTGACAAATAACATTAATTTATAATCTCCTCCACAATCTCGTATAATAAAACCAAGAAAGGAGGTATATATATCAGATGATAAATTACAGGAACTTGCAACATACCTTACAAAGTTATTAATAGAATCCAAAGACCTTACAGAACAAACTCCAGATTCTATAGTGAAACTATATAAAGAAACATATAAACAAGTTCTCAAATCAATCAATAACTACAACAAAAACCAGAAAACTAATTAATATTTAAAGTTATAGGAGTGCAGCTAATCTTGTACTCCTTTTCCAATTCATAAATTTTGCAAAATACATCGTCTAAGAAAGATAGACCGTCATAATCACATGCCATAACGCTAATATCAACTCTAACCAACCTTTCATCTGTATAGTCCATATTTTTGCAATCATTATTCTTAATCTCCATAATCTCCTCCTTCCTTATTGCTTAACAAATCACATTAATTTATAACCTCCTCCACAATCTCGTATAATAAAAACAAGAAAGGAGGTACCATGCTCACATACCAAACATATAAATTATTAAAATCTCTTCGAAAATTCAAAATACCTTACATCTATGAATCTCTTGATGATAATCTAAAATGTAGGATTATCGAAAAAGAAGAACTCCACCTAAAAAATAATGACCTTGTTTTTAGTTATAACAAAGATAACTTTCTAATTGCTAGGGTAGATGAAATCAAATACCTAGAATCAGAATCCTATATAACTATCAACAAAAGAAATATAGAATTTACACATAAGGGATACAGACATTTTCAAATATCCCTAATAGATCTCGGTAAGTTCCTTGGTAGATCTGTTATAACTCCAGTAGCTGTATCTTTTATAACTGCCTTACTAACAGTCCTATTTTTTAAGTAGATAAATAGTTGTAATAACAGAAGTAATCGTGGAAACAACAATAGACACAATATAATCAAATCTCTCCCTCTCCCAGGTATTTTCATTCTTCCTATACCAATCACTAACTCCATAACATTCCTTAAAGGGCTTGTACTCACTCCACTTGCCCTCTTTTTTTATATATCGCATGATGAATATTAGTAATAAAAGCAAAACTCCTAAGATAATAAAAATCATCCCATAATCTCCTCCTTCCTTATTACTTGACAAATAACATTAATTTATAATCTCCTCCACAATCTCGTATAATAAAAACAAGAAAGGAGGGTCCTAAATGGTTAAAAAAATTAATTTAGATGTCGATCCTATTTTTAAAAGATCAGTAATGAAACTAACAAACACATATAATCCCAAGTTCTCTTTTGGTAATAAAGAATTTGAAAATGAAAAAGAATTATTATCAGAGCTATCCAGGAATATATGCGAAGACTTTTCCGAACAGTTGTATCCCATACTGCTTGAAAACTTAATTAACGATTTTTACCTACATTACGAAGATAACCAATAAAAATCTTATTACCGAGCCTAAGCCTAGTAAGCAAAGGCTCTCTTTTATTGATTCCTTTGTTAGAGCTTCTTTTTTTTTCTTTCTCTCCCATAATCTCCTCCTTCCTTATTACTTGACAAACGACATTAATTTATAATCTCCTCCACCCCATAAACTTTTAAGCAGTATTCATTATTTTTAAAAACAGCCATAATCTCCTCCTTTCTTAATTGTTTTAGTACTAATCTCCTAATTAACTTGTATAGTAAAATTAAAAAGGAGAAAATAATGAAAAACAAACCTATAATTAATTTCGACACAGAACAAATGACAATCATCAAATATGGCCTAACATTAATTCCAAAAATCCAGCAATCAATTCCAGAAATAAAATATAGCAAAAACGCTAAATTAAATATTAAGTTATCAAAGTCAACGCTTAAAAAATTTGAATCAGGTAACATTGAAAACTTAACACCAGAACAATTTAGAATGGTTTTGTTATCTATAAACGGCCTATATCTAATTCTTATAAAAGACGTATTTATAGATAAAGAATCAACATCTTTCGCTGAAAATAACTCAGAAAATATAAGATTACTTCAAGCATTGTTTGACACTTATAACCCTAATGTTATCTAAACTATTCCTTCTTTGGAGTAGTTTTTTCTTTCTCTTTATTAATCTCTTTGTATGAAATTTTTATAAAGACATCTTCATCAGTGAATTTCTTATCAGCCAACTCAATAAATTTATTTATGAAAGTTTTATGTCCTTCCATAAACTCTCCTTTCTTTCTCTATAATAAATATATACAACATATAGTGGTTGATAGTTTTTGTGGTACTATATGTATTGCTTTGTATAGTCAAGATGGTAAAATTATTCCAGTAGAGTATGTCCCCCAAATAGTAACTTTTAATATTAATATTAATATTCGGAGGTGAATGTTGAAGAGAGTAAAAACAACAAGTCAATCAAAAACTGGAAGAAATACCCATTTTAAAGATACAAAATCTGGCAGATATATGACAAGACTAGATTTTGTAAAAGCAATCAAATCAGGCAATTACAGTAACTACCACGTACGAATGATAAACGGAGTCGCCACTCCAGTATCAAACCCAGATAAATCTAAAAACAATAATTTAGATTAGTCAAATGGGATGTACTCTACTTTAAAATTCTTATCTGAAATCTCATTACAAGAATTTATTGAAACAATCAAATTACCATCCTTATCACTAACTTGAATCTCTTTAAAAGATTTATCACCCATAATAATAGGTAAGGGTTCTAAAACATCCTCTAAATTTACTTCATAATCATTTAAAAGATTCGTTAATTTTCCCCTAGTCTTAATTCCACAAGAAATTTCCCTCTTTATCATTCCATCAAAATGTGATCTAGAAACACCAAGCTTTCTACAAAAATCAGAAATAGAATTAAAATTTGTATTGATAAAATCTTCCATAATTTCCTTATCTAAAAATCTTTTACAACCCATAATCTCCTCCTTTAGTTTATACGGTTTTCCGTATTTAATTTGCAAAAAAATAAATCATCAATCATATCTGGTTTGACGGAAAAGCCTATTATAGACTTTTCCATCTCATCTTGCTTAAATGGTAATCTATTATTCAATCTCTCATTTAAGCTTGTAGTAGATATACCAATATACTTAGCATAATCAGACAAATTCCCGAAATTTTCTTTAATCATTCCCTTTAGTTTGGAATAATCATACTTGTAATTAACAGATGTCAAAAATTCCTCCTCTCATAGAAAACCCTAAATAAACAGATTAATAATATTAATAACTAAAGTAGCAATATTAATAATCAATAACATCCTAATCATCTTTATTGTCTTATCATCATTCATCTTGTATAATAGTAAATGAGTAGTTAAGGGGGCAACCCCCTACTACTTCAAAAGCTTATTGATTAGTTCGATTATAGCAGCTATTAGATTGATTAATGCTATAATTAATGTTATTTCTAAACTCTTATCAGTAAGCTTTTTTTGTTTTGATTTTTTTCTATTCTCAAAACTTTTTTTGTTCATTTACTATATCCCCCTTTCTTATATTTATATTATAATACGGTTTTCCGTATTAGTCAATAGTTATCTTAATATTTTTTAAAGTTTTCTTGATTTTTAATTAAGAAAACTGTATTATACTCTTATAAGGAGGGGTTATGGAAAACATAAAAGTATCAAGTTTTAAAAATAGATTAAAAGATCTCTTACAAGAAAAAAATATGACTCAAAAAGAACTATCTAATCTAACAGGAATAACTCCATCATCTATCAGCGATTGGCTTAGGGGAAAATATGAAGCCAAACAAGATAAGATAGATATAATCGCAACAGCTTTAAATGTAAGCCAAGCTTATTTAATGGGCTACGATGTTCCAAAAGTCAATCATATTAAAATGTTTGCTAAGGAATCAAACTCAAACAGAAACTTAACAAATAACCAAGAAAACATAATAAGTTTATTCACTCTACTAAATGAAGAAGGTCAGAAAAAAGCATTAGCCTACACCCAAGACCTGGTCGACAGTGGAAAATATTCAATAGACCAAAATCTAAGTAGAGCTACTCAGGCAGAAATAGACCAGGAAGTAGAAGCCTATAGAAAAGAACTAGAACTACAAGCAAGAACCGCAAAATCATCTCAATCAGAAGCTACAAAAGAACCAAAAAATAAACAGGCATAGGATACAATGACTAACAAAATGATAAAACTATTTGAAAACAAAAAAATAAGAACCTACTGGTATGAAGAAAAAGAAGAATGGTACTTCTCCATTATAGACGTAGTAGAAGTACTTACTGAAAGTAAAAACCCAAGAAGGTATTGGAGTGACTTAAAAAGAAAAATTTCAGAAGAAAGTGGGAATGAAGTGTACGAAAAAATCGTACAGTTGAAAATGTTAGCTACAGATGGCAAGATGAGAACAACAGATGCGGCAGACATGGAAGGTATCTTCAGAATAATCCAATCAATTCCATCACCTAAAGCAGAACCATTTAAATTATGGCTAGCCAAAGTAGGAAAAGAAAGAATTGATGAAACAATAGACCCAGAACTAACGCTCCAAAGAGCAAAAGAAACCTACCTAAAAAAAGGCTATGATGAAAAATGGATACAACAAAGACTAATCTCTATAAAAGCCAGAAATGAACTAACAGACCAATGGAAATTACATGGAGTCAAAGAGGGCAAGGAATATGCCATCCTAACTGATGCCCTAACCATAGAGTGGTCAGGTCTATCTACTAAAGACTATAAAAAATTAAAAAACTTAAAAAAAGAAAATCTAAGGGACAATATGTCAACTCTGGAACTGACCCTAAACCAATTAGCAGAAGCCACAACAACAGAACTAACCAAAACTCACAATCCCCAAGGATTTAAAGAAAATGAAGCAATAACCAAACAAGGTGGCAAAATAGCAGGAGATGCCAGAAAAGCCATAGAAAAACAAACAGGTAAACCTGTAACAACAAGCGAAAATGCTCTTAACTTCATAAATCAAGAAAAAAATAAAGAAATAAAAGGATAAAAATCATAAATAAAATTGACATATAAAAAAGAGACTCCCCTCGTTCCCCAACGCTGGAATCTCTTAGAAACTTAGCAGACGGTATCACTCCGCCTGCTTCTATTGTACCACAAAAGATAGAAGGTAAAAAATGAAAATATCATCATACAAAAAGGACGGAAAAACTTATTACAAATTCCAAATCAGACTAGGAAAAAAAGTCACAACAAGATCTGGATTTAAGTCAAGTAATGCAGCCATATATAAGTATACCCAAATGATGAAAGACTATGAAGATGAAGTCCAAGGCAACATCTTATATCAAAAAGCATACGAAAAGTGGCTCAGACTCTATGAAACCACCGTAGAAGAATCAACCCTATCAACAACAGTAGGGTATTTTAAAAATCATATACTACCCCACTTTGGACAAACAAAAATTCAAGACATCACAATCAATAAGTGTGAGGACTTTGCCCTAGCCTACAAAGACTACTCAAAAGGAAAATCAATGTACTACTATGCAAAAAGCGTCATGGAATACGCAAAAAAGCACTACAATCTAAAGGAAAATCCTTTTGAAAAAGCAAGCCTCCCACGATTTTACGAGCATGAAGAAGAATGTAAATTCTTAGAGCCAAAAGAAGTCAGCCAACTAATAAATTATTTTGAACACAATATATTTCGGAAAACTCTCTTCCGAGTCCTATGCTATGTAGGCCTAAGACGAGGAGAAGCCCTTGCCCTCACATGGGAAGATATAGACTTCAAAACAAAAACCTTGACAGTAAATAAAGCTATAGGAATAAATAAACAAAACCAAGTATATCTGAAAGGACCAAAAAATAAGGCATCCTATAGAACTCTAGACCTAGACTCAAAAACTTTATTGTCACTAAAAGAGTTAAAATTAAGTTCCAAATCAGACCTAGTATTTCCAAGCCCAATAGGAGGCTACCTCAGACTATCAACCCCAAACGAAAAACTCCAAGAAACCCTTGAAAAACTAGGAATAAAAAAAATCACCCTCCACGACCTTAGACATACCCACGCAAGTTTGCTCTTCGCAAGTGGAAGAAGTGTAAAATATGTACAAGCAAGACTAGGCCACTCCCGAGCCGAAACTACCATGAACATCTATGTCCACGTCACCCAAAAAGAACAAGACCAAGCCATAGAAGACTTCGAAAAATACATGGAAAAAAATAGCTAAAAATTAACTGCTCAAATAAAACGTAGTTTATTTGTAGTTATCACCCATTAAAACATTGAAAAATAGCTCTATGGTGTAGTCCCCTATTCTCCACCATGTAATATTTATACATTACTAAAAAGGGATATATTAGAATATAGATAATAATTATTCCATACTTTCGGTATAAAAGAATAAAAATGCCTATAAAAAGGCTATCTTGTAGCTAAAATGTAGCAAGTAAATGATATTATACTAGAAGTTATAGAGACCAATTGATGGTCTCTTTTTTATTTTTATCCCTAATATTCAGCTTTTTATTTCTGTTAAACTAGAATCCAAAAACCTCCATTTATAGTCCGTATGACTCATTTCTCCATGCTTCTTTTACGTCTAGCAAGTAAAAGACAATAAAAAATCGCACGATTAACGCACGATTAAATTATTCATATTTACTTGTTTTGTGTGATCTTTTACACGATTAACTCACGATTATTTTTAATATGGTATAATAAATTTGCCCCTTGTAGAAAGGAGGTGTTGCCATGGGCAAAATATTAGCTTGGATAGTAATACCCACACTATCAATACTAGTATTACCTTTACTAAAAGATATTCTTTTTGAATTATGGAAAGAAAATCATAGTAAAGACAAATCAAAAGAGCAGGAATAACCCCTCCTGCTCTTTTTGTTGCCAATAAGGCATATTAGCTTTTTACTAGTATCACAAAGTAATTGGGCTTTGTGGCTTTTTGATGATTAAGAGGTTGCTTCTCTTACTGATATTATATACTCTTATAATAATTAATCAAGCTTGCTAAAACGCCAAATCCAAATCACTTATCTTTAGTTATTGTAAATTATTAATACCACTTTTTCTTATAGACCAATATTCATTATCTCAATATAAATCTGGAATCATCTTTTCTATCATATGTCCTCCTGTTGAGTTTTTAACAAAAACGGGTAAGTTAATACTAAGTAGCAGGTCGTCCTCCTCCCCAAAAAAAATGTCCTTGCGAGTAATTGTTAGGAACTGAGGGGGTGGGCCTACTTTTTCTATTTTATTCATTTATCTATATCTCTTAAAATTATATGTCTTTCTTTTTTACTCATACAAAGGCCTTATTTTGGAATATATTTCAGGCTTAGGCATACCCTTTTCTTCAGCCATTTTACAATATAACTCGAATTCTTTATCTGTTTTTCTCGCATTAGGTATATGCCTAAAATAACTAAAGATCTCACTCTTTTCTTCTTTTGTGATTTCTTCCCCATTATAGGCACTTTTTATAACATCTTTTATTCTTCTTCTCATAAAATCTTCTCCAAGACTATCTTTCCATTATCATTATAACCCTAGTCAGGATTTTTATTAATATATTCATCATACATACCCTTATAATAAGTATCGGTCAAGCCCTTTTCAAGAAAAGTTCCGACCTCGGCCTCTTCCTCTTGGGCTAATATTGCCGAATGAGCCATAATTTCAGCCTGTAAAGCCTAAGGCCTATTTATCCTAGACCTCATATCCAAAGTATTTATCTCTAAAACAAAAAAGAGGAGTTACAGCTTTTTTTCTATACTCCAATGAGAGCAAAATATTTTAACTTTGTTTCGCAAAGTTTGAAAACTTTGCGGCTCTATAGGATTTGGCTTCTCTACTAGAAGTAAATACTAATTTCCCTAATTTTTCAAGTTGAATCACTTATCTCACACCATCTTATATTGGGGTATATTTATACAAAAGGAGGATCTTATTGATATGGAAGATATCGTAAAAATTGATGATGATTTAAAAAGAAATGAAGAACTATATAAGCTTATTGATGAAGAAAGTCGTCTTAAATCAAGAACTGGAATAGTTGAGAAAATCACCACCCAAAAGGAAATAGACAAATTAATTAATACAAATTCTAAGGTTCTTGACATCGGAGCTGGTACTGGAGTTTATACAATCCACCTTGCACCTAAGGTTAAAGAAGTTACTGCCTTTGAGCCTTCTAGTTCAAATTTTAAAACCTTGGAGGCAAAGGCAAAGGAATTTTCAAATATAAAAGCCTATAATAAGTCATCTTTCGACCTAGAAGATTTGGAAGAAAATTATTTTGACCTAGTCCTAATTTTTGGACCAATGTATCACTTATCTAATGAAAAAGACAGAAAAGACGTACTTAGACAAGCTAAAAGAGTATGCAAAGATGGTGGCTACATATTAATTGCCTATATAAACCACGATATGGTATTAATTAGCGAATCTATTAATTATAATACAAATATTTTTTCAAGCCCCGCCTATATAAGCGAAAAACAAAGATTAATAGATAGACCTTTTGTATTTTTCAAAGTCAATGAAGCTAGAAAAATGATTGAAGATAATTATATTGAAATAGAAGAGATAATAGCAAGCGATGGCTTTGCAGAAGTATTAAGTAATAAACTTGAAGAAATGACTGAAGAATCGTTTGAAAATTACCTAGACTGGCACTTAAACCACTGTAAAGACCCAGAAACGCTCGGGGCAACGAACCACCTGCTCTTTGTATGCAAGAATAAAAAATGAAAAACATCATCCTATACACCCCAAAAGAAAACGAATTAGACTTTGCAAAAAATATCCTAGTTGACCCTGCCACCATGGCCTACAATAAGGGTTATGATTTACCTATTTTAGGCTATGATAAAGAAACAGGCACTATCACCCATGACGATGGCTATTGGAAAAAATGGTATGACCTTTATTTTTCAAATCCTGGTAAGTATTTTTATGCCTATATTTACGACCAGGATTCAAAGGCCTTTGTAGGTGATGTAAATTTCCACCCTTCAAGGCTTAATTCCTTTACAAGGGATATCGGAATTGTAACTAAAGACGAATTTAGGGGCCAAGGCTATGGCATGGTAGGTCTTAGGCTTCTAATTAAGAAGGCTTTTTCCTTTGATTCTATAAGAGCTCTCCACAATAATTTTGAAAAAGAACGTGGTCTTGCTCTTAAAATCCACGAGGATTTAGCTTTTAAAATCGTTCACGAAACCGATGGAATAATTGACTTAGTGCTTAAAAGATAATTTAAAATATTAAAAGACTTAAAAAATGTACCAAGTTTTATCAAAGGACTAAACTTGGTACATTTTATTTGTAACAAAAATATTATTCTAAAACTTTCACTTGGTGCATTCTCGGAGCATCCATTGGTAGGCTGACATCAGATTGCCAATGACCATCACTAGGACCGAAACTTATTGTAATTTTCTTTCCCTCATAGGACATCATATCTTCAGGCAAACTTATAAGATTATCACTTCTTGTAGAATCTCCTCCACCTACACCTGATTGCAAAGTAAAATCCATAGGCTTTTCTAAGATAAGAACTACATATTTTTCTCCCATATCTTGCAAGGCTTCTGGGTTAAAATTCTGATAAAGCCATATCCTTAGTTAATAATCCTTTAAAAGTCCTTGCTATTTTCATTTCTGCCAAATTATTAAATTATTACTTGTTTATAGGTTTAGGTCCATATTCATCAAAGGCTTTTTTTGTTAATAGATTCTTTATTAAAGCACATATTGAATAATTATATT